GATCGTGGAAAAGGGAACCGCCATTGATGCAGTTCTTGTATTGGCGAATATCAAACCAGTAGACAGTGTGGAAAAGACTTACATAACCGTTAATTTGTCATAAGGAGGTAGATCATGGCAGGAAGTTACACAAAAATTGCGGACCTCGTGACAGGCAGTGAGGGCAGCGCACTTATTACGACGGACGGACAGAATCGGTATTTTTTCGAGCTCTCTAAAATCGAGGCAAACATCGAGTTCACAGTTATTGCGAAGAAACTGCTTGGGAATCGAATGAAACAGCATAAGGTTGTTGGCGCAGAGGGGAAAGGCAGCATGACCATGTACAACGTCAGTCCAGCAGCACTTGCAATTTATCAGCAGTATATTAAAAACGGCGACACACCACAGATCAGCATTCAGGTGTCCAACGAGGACCCGGCTTCCACTATCGGAAAGCGAACCGTTGTAATGAGAAATATTATTCTGGCTAAAGTCCCGGTGGCTTACCTGGAAGATGGCAGCGAGGATCTTAATACCACAGATACAGATTTCACTTTTGATGATCTGGACGATCTGGAAAGCTATGTGTTACCAGAAAACATGAGGTAAGAGTTGTGTTTTGACTGAACCGTTGATATAATATTTATATCATAAGCGGAGAGGGGTAAAATATGGGTTTGTTCGGAAAAAGGGTTGATATACCAGACGGGATAAAAATTCAATTTTATGATGGGGAGTTGCCGGGGTTTATATGTAATTTCCCTTGTCAATTACTTCTGATGGATGATAAAGTGAGAATTACAAAAGTTAATCCTTATGTAGAGGTATTCTTAAACAAGGCAAAAATAAAGTCCATAGATATTTTGCGAGAAGCAGAGTACATGGCAAAATATAAGGGTAACGCGGCAACAACAGCATTAATGGGAAGCAAAGATTATTACATTATAAACTATACATCAAGTGATGGTGTGCAAAAACATATTGATTTTTGGGGGACCCCAGCTGAGAGTATTAAAATTATGAAAATGCGTAAGCAGATTTTAAATAACGCTACTATAAGCAACTACGAACTATGAGAATGTAATAATACTTCAAAATAAGAACGTCCTAATTAGGGTGTTCTTATTTTTTGTGTAAAGAAAGGACGAATAATATGAGTACATTAAATGCATTTTTAAACCCGGTTAAGGTTGAAAACAAAGAGGTAATTATATCTGAGAGATTCCAAGAAAAAGGAAAGTCTGTCCCATTCACTATCAGACCTATCACGCAGGAAGAAAACGACGAAATCATGCGGAAGTGTCGCAGGAAAGATAAGAAAAACAATACCGAGTCATTTGATCAGATCGGATACAGCCATGAACTTGCAGCTGCAGCGGTTGTTTTTCCCGACTTAAACGATGCTGAATTGCAGAAAGCGTATGGAGTACTTGGCGCAACCAAACTATTAAAAAAGATGCTTCTGATCGGCGAATTTGCCACCCTTGCTAAAGAGGTCAGGGACTTATCTGGTTTGGAAGAAGATATCAATGATGATATCGAAGAAGCAAAAAACTAATAAAGCAGGGTGATGGTGAGATGAATTTAGCTCATTACGCCCTGCAAAAACTCCACATATTGCCGAGTACATTGGCAAAGATGAGTGACAGGGAAAAAGCATTTATATATGCCAGCATACGGTGTAGGGTGGACGATGAAAAGCGAGAGGCCGCAAAGATCAGAAAATAAGGAGGTGGGGTCATGGCTACATTAAAAGCAATGTTTAAATTGTTTGATGGATATAGTTCCACGATAAATAAAATAGTTTCCGGTACAGATAAAGCCACAAAAAGCGTGCTATCAGCAAGCAAGGGTACAGATGCATATAATGACAGTCTTGAGAAGACCGGAGCCGCCGCCTCCGCTGCAAATAGCGGACTTATGAAACTTGTTGGAACGGTTGTAACGCTTGCCTCTGTAAAAAAGACAATGGATCTGACAGATACATACACCAATACAGCGGCACGTCTTAAAATGGTAAATGATGGTACACAGACCCAGCTCGAATTACAAGACAAAATATTTGCCTCTGCCAATCGGGCCAGGGGATCATACACTGACATGGCAAGCGCAGTAGCTAAAATGAATCTTTTAGCAGGTGATAGTTTTGGTAGCAACGATGAAGCTATCGGGTTTACAGAGTTATTACAGAAATCTTTAAAAGTATCCGGTGCCGGGAAGTCAGAACAGGATTCAGCATTTTTGCAGCTGTCCCAGGCTATGGCGGCAGGCAAACTGCAAGGAGATGAATTCCGGTCTGTTATGGAAAATGCCCCCATGGTAGCTGATGCAATCGCAAAGTATATGGGTAAAACCAAAGGCGAGTTAAAAGAGCTGTCGGCTGACGGTGCGATCACATCGGACATCATAAAAGGGGCTATGTTTGCTGCAGCAGACGATATCAATAATAAATTCGCCACTATGCCAATGACGTTTTCTGACACATGGAATAAGATTAAAAACGCCGGTAATCAAGCTTTTAGTGGGGTGTTTGAGAAACTTAACAAAGCCCTCAATTCACCGGAGGGGCAAGCCGCACTTAATAATATAATAGGACTCATTTACAACGCTGCGGATGCGTGTAATTCTTTACTTGATGGTGCCTCCGCAGTATACGATTTTATGAGTAAAAGCTGGCCTTATATCAGCCCGTTTATTTGGGGTGTTGTTGCAGCTCTTGTCGCTTATAACATTGCGCAGGGGATAACGAACTTAATCACAGGAGCTGCAGCACTGATAAGTGGCGCGCATGCAGCAGCGCTTGCTATGCAATCTGGTGCCACGTTTACGGCTACTGCAGCACAGTATGGCTTTAATGCTGCGTTACTGGCATGCCCGCTTACATGGATCATAATATTGGTTCTGGTCCTGGTGGCGGCTTTTTATGCGGCAGTAGCTGCCATAAATCACTTTGCAGGAACATCTATAAGCGCCACCGGCCTTATACTCGGAGTAATGGGAGCATTTGCTGCATTCATAGTCAATCAAATGATTTATGTCTATAACATGATTGCCATTATAATCAATGCGATTGCCAATGCTTTTAATGATCCAGTGGCGGCGATCCAAGTCTTGTTTTATGACATGGCGGTTAATGTACTTGGATACTTCCAATCCATAGCAAAGGGTGTAGAGGATTTAATCAATAAAATTCCAGGGGTCCAGGTAGATATAACCTCTAAAGTGGATGATCTAATAGGCGGAATGAAAGATAAGTCAAAGAGCATTAAAGATGCTTCCGGCTGGAAAGAGTATGTTAAGCCTCTGGATTACCTAAATATGACCGATGAGGCAAAAAAAGGTTATAAAGGCGGCAAGGGAATAGAAGACGGCGTAAGCAAGGCTTTATCCGGGTTCAATCCTAATGGTAACAATGACCAGTTTGATTTTAGTAAATTTGCAACCGATGGGAACCCTGCAGTGATTCAGGGTAAAGGAAAAAATAAAGCAGTGAAGGTGGAGAATGAAGACGACCCTGAGTGGCTTCGGGCGCTTGCAAACCGTGATTTCGTTGCCAGAATTGCACAGAACACATTAGCTCCCAACCTCAATGTTAATTTTTCGGGCCCAATAACAAAAGAAGTAGATGTTAACGGTATTGCTAAACACATTGATACTATGCTAAAAGAACAGCTATCCATAGCATCGGAAGGAGTGCATCAATAATGGCCTATACGATTTACTTTAAATACGGCAGCAAGAAATACAAACTACCGGTCAACCCAGAGGAGATAAAACGGAGCAGGGAGTTAAACATTGAAACTTATCAGGTTCTTAACACTGGGCAGGTATCTATTCCATCGTACTATGGGTTGGAAACCTTTTCTTTTGAGGCAGAGTTTCCAAGCCAAGAGTATCATTATGTAAAGACTGGAAGTTTCCATGATGCTGATTATTACGAAAAAATGTTTCGAAAGGCACAAAAAAACATGGTTCCCGTGCGATTTATTGCATCTAACGGCATCACAGATGATATCAGCTGCAAGGTATTAGTTAAAAGCGTAGAATCAGTAGAAAAGGCGGGGGAAGAGGGCGATAAATACATATCCCTCACCCTAATGGAGTATAAAGCTCCAGGAAGACGGTATAGAGCTGTGACTGACGCAACCACCACAATAAAGCAGGAGGAAACACCATTGGCACAAACAAGTCCGGCAGTGACGGAAAACAAAACGTATACGGTAAAAAGTGGTGATACACTATGGGGAATTGCTAAGACGTTTTATGGCAATGGCGGGCAGTACACAAAAATAGCATCGGCAAATTCCGGGATATCAAATCCAAACTTGATTTATCCCGGGCAGGTGCTATCAATACCATCTTAGGAGGGTTCGCCATGGAATTGTTAATAGAAACACAAGAGGCAATTTATGATATCTCCGGATGTTGTACGGATATTTCATGGAGTGACGTCCTGAACGACGGCGCGAGTAGCCTCGAAGTGTCATATAAAGGTGATGGGCTGGTGGTCCAGAATGGTGATGTTATTCGCTTAACAGTCAATAACCAAGCAGACGGTATCTTCTTTGGTACAGTATTCAAAGTTTCAGGTGATAAAACCGACATCATAAAGGTAAAAGCATATGACCAATTGAGATATACAAAGGCAAAAGAAATAGTGGTTCTTGAAAGTGGCACGCTTAAAAACTTGGTACAAAACATGTGTACTTCCCTATCACTCAAGCCCGGAACTATAGAAGAACCGGGCTTTGTGTTACCAACAATAGCAGACATGGACAAAACATGGCTTGACCAAATAGTCAGGGCTATTTATGACACCTATTATGGTCTACCAGCTCATGACTTATACTGTTTGCGTGATGAATACGGGTCTGTATGTTTATGGAATATGCGCAACTTACAGACACCTCTTGTGCTTGGTGATGATAGTCTATGTACTGGATACAGTTGGGAGAAATCAATTGACACTGAGTTTTATAACCGCATTAAGGTTGGGTGGAAGAATAAGGATACCGGTTTTTTCGATATAGCTGCATCTGTTGACCAAGAATCCGTAAATAAGTATGGACTGTTACAATACTTTGAGACTTCTGCATCTGGCGTTGATAATGCTGCAAAGGCGCAGGAACGTGCTAATAAATTGTTAGAGCTTTATAACCACGAAAAAGATACTTTGAGTCTTGAGTGTCTGGGAGATTTAAGGGTGAGGGCTGGCAATAGCTTTTACGGCAGTATAGCTGATATTAGTCTAAACAGGCGCTTGATAGTAACAAAAGCCACACATACCTTTTTACCCATACACACAATGACACTGGAGGTGATGGCAGATGAGTAACAACAACGATGGGAATGGACTTTATACTACCATTAAAAACATTGTTGATACGTACCTAAAAGACCGTAAAACAACGGATGTTGTAATCGGAGTATATAATGGGACAGCAATTGTCATAAACTCCGAATTACCGTTACCTCTGAGCATGGTAGAGGGTAATATGGTAAGCCGTCTGACAATTGGAGATAAAGTGGTATTATTGCGGGAAGACGGTGGACGTAAGTATTACGTCTTGGAGATAACAGGAAAACCTTATCTTACTGATACGAGAGGTTAACTATGGCGATATTAACAACTGATTTGATGCTGCGAGAGCAGACTTACAAGAATAAGACATACAAACTGGCAGATGAAAAGATAGAGGGTTTCGTGGACGATTTGGAAGCCCTAAAACAAGCGATATATAAGGTATTGGCAACAGATCAATATGAGCACCCAATATATAGTTTTGATTATGGGATTGCATGGAAGGACCTTATAGGACAGGAAAGGGCCTATGTGCGGGCGGAAATGAAACGTATGATACAGGAGTCCTTGCTGCAAGATAACCGTATTAGTGATGTAGACAGCTTTGATTTTTCCTTTTCTGGTGATACCTGCGCTTGCACATTTATTGTAACAAGTATTTACGGTGATGTCAAAATAGAAACGGAGGTGCAACTATGAGCCAAACCTACGAAGAAATTTTACAAGGCATGCTTAATAAAGTGTCAAGTAATGTTGACAAAAGGGAGGGCAGTATCATTTATGACGCTTTGGCCCCATGTGCTTATTTTCTGGCACAGCAGGAATTCCAACTTAATAACTTTGTAGAACTGGTATTTGCGGATACAGCGGTAGGCGAGTATCTAGATACCGCTGTATCCGATTTTGGATTGACACGTAAAACGGCTACAGCAGCTATTAGGTATGTTACTACTAGCACAGCCGTATCCATTGGCACCGTGTGGGGCATTAATGGATTGGTTTATAAAATAACTGATCAAATAGCCAACAACCAATACAAGGCTCAGTGCACAACCGCAGGAATAAGCGGAAACCAATTCTCTGGACCACTCACTCCAATTTCTAATATCACAGATGTGACCGCAACCTTGGGAGATGTTATAACACCGGGAGCCGATGAAGAGACAGACGATGCACTTAGAGAACGTTTCTATGAAAAGGTGAGAACTCCTGCAACGTCAGGGAATGCATACCAATACAGTCAATGGGCTCTTGAAGTATCGGGGGTTGGGGCCGCTAAAGTATTCCCACTCGACAATGGTCCGGGAACTGTAACCGTTTTAGTTGTTGATGGAAACAAAGAAATCAGTGAAGCTCTTCCTGGCATCGTGGCAGAACACATTGAAACCGTACGCCCGATAGGTGCAACAGTCACAGTCTTAAGTCCAATAGGCAAAGAAATAGACGTATCTGCCACCGTAAAACTTGACGGTAGTAAAACAATGGAAGATGTTACCGCAGCATTTGAGGCAGCCCTTGAATCCCTGCTATCCAGTACTGTATTTACCACTTACAGTGTAAGTTACGCCAAGATAGGCAGCGCGTTATTGGAGGTTCCTGGCGTGGAAGACTATTCTGGGCTTTTAGTGAATTCGGGTAGTGGAAATATAACAATAGGTAGCAAAGAAGTGCCAATAAAAGGCACAGTTGTATTGACGGAGGTTGCGTGAAATGGACTTAATGACATTACTGCCAACTTATTACGACCAGAATGAGACAATGAAGAAATTACAAGAAATTTTGTCTGCGGAATCAGATAAACTTGACACCCAGTTAAGCACTGTTATTGCTGAATGCTTTGTCAATACTGCCAGTACAATGCTTTCAAGATATGAGAGGATTTATGGCATTGAAATAGACATTTCCAAGTCTAAAAATTTCCGGAAAGAGAGAATTAAGGCAAAAATAGCAGGGGTGGGAACTACCACAAAGCAGATGATACAAAACGTCTCTGCAAGCTATTCTAATGGTGATGTGGAAGTGATTGAGGATAATGAAAACAGCAAATTTACAATTAAGTTTGTTGGAACATTAGGAATACCGGAAAACTTGGCTGACCTCAAACTAACTATTGAGGAAATTAAGCCAGCCCATCTTGATGTAACTTATGAGTTCGTTTACAACACATGGGAAAATTTAAAACAGATAACTTGGGGGCAGGCAACTGACTTTACGTGGAGCCAGATAAGGACGGTGAGAATATAAATGCAGACAACGCCTAATTTGGGGCTAAAAAAGCCCGAGAGCAATGAATATGTAAATGTGACTGATATAAATGATAACTCAGATGCTATTGATGAGGCGGTTTCTGGGAAAGTCGTGTCTGACGGTGGAGACATTTCAGAAACTGTCATAGCTTTTGAACAAGCAGATGAAAGAGCGACATTAGGTACAAACGAAAAGACTGGAGTGCTGTTTGGGAAAATATCAAAATGGCTATCAGATTTAAAGGGTGTTGCTTTTACGGGGGAAGCAGCCGATCTTATTCAAGATGTTTCTAATCGATTGGTTTCTGACAGCGAGAAAAGCACATGGAATGGTAAAGTAACAGCTTCCGGGGGAGATGTCTCCGCAACAAAAATAACTACGCTTGATTCTATATCAACAGCGTTTCCTGAGCCTGCAGCTGGTGAAACCGCTAAAACCTTTTTGGGAAAAGTAAAGAAATTCATCTCTGATTTTATTGCTATAAAGGATACGTTACTTACCCTCAGTAATCTGGTTAACAACGGACAAACCACTGCATCGGGCTTTGCTTTAGATGCCAGATATGGAAAGACGCTTTATGACCTGATTACTGCGCATAAATCTTCTGGAGATCATGATGGAAGATACTATACGGAGACGGAGATAAATAATAAATTAGCATATACTGCTGGGTCAGCAACGATTAATACCACCCAGGTGTCAACCTCATCAAATAGCCATATTTACTGGAAAAAATGGGGAAGAATTGTGACTGTGGAGATATACGACATTGATTTAAAGCCTGGATATTCAACGGATGATATGGCGATTATTGCCACAGGACTTCCGGCTGCTCAAAATCAACAAATTACAGCTATTGTAGGGTTGACTTCGGCAAATATTTCAGATGCGATAAGGGTTAGGCTATTAGTTGACGATGCCGGGCAGCTAAAACCATGGTTCTTTGGAACACCAACCAGCACGATTTATATGAGTGGATCGTTTACATATATATCGGCATCTTAAGAGCAGAGCAACAATATTAGAGTCGAAAGACTAATTTTTTTTGCAGAAAGGAGTCTATTTATGGATAAAATCATTTTAAAAGATGGATCTATTGTTGAAATCAAGGAAAGCAGCAACGGTGACAGTTTTTGCAAGACGTTCACGGATCCGCAGGAATACCTTACAACGTTGGCAAAGCTCACACAGGATAACTTAAGTGCCTACCAGGTGCAAAACAGTGCGGGGCTTACCTGTGCTAATCCGGTCAACAAAGAGTGC